CAGCGTCTCCGTCCTTACGAACAAGGAAAGCTTCTGTGTTATCAGTATCAATTATAACTGCACCTGTGCTAATGCCACCTATTACAGCAGTAGTAGTATCTAAATTATCAAAATACCCATTAGGTATACGATCTCCTGATGCACCAAGGTCCATTAAAGCACTCTGAGCTTGATTAAGTTTAGTAGTAATATAATCACCACTATTACCTCTATCGAAGTAACCAGAGAATGTTCTAGCTGCTTCTGCAGGTAATCCACTAGCTATGAATAAGCCTATGAGTATTCCTGCACTAATTATTAAAGTTTTTTTCATATTTATATTTAATTATCTATTAATATTAAGTCAAAGCCAAGTGATACATCTGCTGCCTTACCTACTGGTATAGCATCAAAATATATATCTGTCTTTTCAGTAAACTTGTAATAAGGTTTGTAAGAGGTTCTTAAGGAACCAGATATTAAACCTTGTAAATCTTTAAGTTGGGGTGCATAACCATTTACATTATCTCTAGCCCACATTCTAATAGGCATTGACGTTGGGTCTAAATTAGTTGCTGGATTGACAGTAGCTTTCCAACTCGTCATATACGCTGTACGTCCTACTGGTACTGTATATATAGCCATTAATGTTTGATTGTTTCCTGCTTGAACAATTGCACTGGCATTAGCTGCTGATGCTGGGTCTGGTCCGACCCAAATATCTTGGTCCATAGGGGTATCATCTAATACCTTCACTCTAAATACTCGTCTTAATGGGGTGTCTAGCAATACTTCAGTAGTGCTATCTGAGGCATCTGTAGCTTTCGTTTGCGTTACTTCGACATAATCATCATTAAGTCCTCGAACCTCTAATGTTACACTTCTTGTAATAACACTATCTACTGCTGACCTTATATGAGTTATGGAAGCTGTTGTTGGAAAGATATAAGCTCTTTCACCATCCCATATTTCTTCTGTAACACCAGATGCTATATTACTATTTGCTCCAAACTTATTAATACTAGAGATAGCACCGATAAGAGGATTAGAACCATGAGCTAGTGTAAGTATTGGATCGTTAACCCTATCAAGTAACGCACTCGTATCTCCGTCTATAGTAGCTAAAAGAGCTAATATCTCATCCTGCTTAGATGCTAAAGCTAGAGTATCGCTATCGGTTAACTCTCCATCTGATTTATTCTTTACTTTTGTGGCTCTTTCTGGCATTAGTTTAGATTTAATTTAATCCCTGCTTTAGAATAATACTTTTTTACTTTACCTGCTAACTCTTTTAACTTTATATCTCTTTTAAGTAAAGCTAGCTTATCATCATCTATTTTCTTTATATCTCCGTCTAACTCGCTTAATTCACCTTCTTTGATACCTAATTCTTTATCCATACGAGCTATAGTCTCATTCATGTGTATTCTATCGGCTTCAGCTACTTTGGTGCTACTAGCGATGGTTTTGAGCTTCTCTTTGTCACTTATTAGCTGCTTTTTATCCTTTTCTATAGCATTTCGTGTATTATCTAACTGTTTGACATTTATGGATACTTTCTCTAATAGTCCACTAAGCTCATTATTACGTCTGCTAATGTCCTCTATAATACCAGCTCTACTATCAACTAAAGCTTTACGGTTATATTTAATAGAATCGATATCTTTATTCATAGATAAGACATCTTTATCAAACGATTCTTTCTTACTATTTAATAAATCATTAACTTCCTTTATGTCCTTATTAGCCTTTTCTACTTTATCAGCTGTATCTTTATCTAATTCTTTAATAACTTTAAGCTTACTATCCTCTTCACCTTTTAATAAACTAACCTTTTCTATAACTTCCTTAACTTCTTCTTTTTTAGCAGAGAGCTCAGTATTAGCCACTTCATTACTTTCACTAATACTACCAGCTTCATCTTTAAGCTTCTTAACTCTTTTAGTAGTGTCAGCTTCCTCTTTTTTAATCTGCTCTAAAAAGCGCTTCTCTCTAGCCTTCTCTTCAGCTATCTCTTTCCTAGTAGGATTAACCACTATTTTATTTGGTAATACTCTTCTACCCATCGTTTTATTGATTATTGGTTAGTATATAACTTGCACTTAACTGTGATCTCGCCAGCAACATAACTAGAAATGATTACGTTTACCCACCTCATAGCATTTACGTTAGCTTCTAACTGTCTATATTTATCAGCTGCTCCCATTGCTATTCCTGTATTACCGTCAATTCCGGCACTATCCTCTAGATCAATTACTTGTATAAGTTGATATTCATTAGTTGCACTTGCTGCTGCTGAAAAGTCTGGACAAGCTTTTTGCATTGATCCTAGGAAACTAACTGTCAAATCTGCATCTCCACCACCGTCTGTAGCTAGGAAAAACTCTACAAACTTAAAGTCTTCAACAAATATTGAATTACCAATATCGTGCATTGTCCAAGTGTGAGTGCCTGTGCCCGTATCCGTAACATCTACCTTAGCTGCTTCAATTGATGAACTCGCTGATAAATAGAATGTATTAGCGTTTATTACTTTAACCCAATAAACAGTAGCTAATGAAAGTCCTGCTGGTAAAGTATCAGTAGTTGTTAATACAACCATATCTCCATCTTTGAGGCCATGAGCTGTGTCTGAAATAATATCTGTAACCGCTGCAGTAAAAGCTCCAGTGATTATTGCGATATCATCTAAAATTGTATATTCTTGATAATTTCTCATTGTTTTATATATTAATTTAATTATAGACCTCAGGTAAGGAGACTAGTGAGGTCTAACACTCTAATCTCCTTTATATGAGGTTACAACCTAGTAACTCTATTTGGGTAATCTTCTAAAGAAATATATTCAGTCATTCCACTATCATATGTAACTAAGTAAGCTTTCATGCCTTCAACTAACTTTGAAGTACACTTACTTTTGCCATCACATAACATAGGAACAGCTTTCTTTTTCTTCTTTTTAGATTTGCTTTTAGCCTTAGCTTTTGGTTTAGCAACGGCTTTTGGTTCAGCTTTTGGCTGAGCCTTAGCCTTTGGTCTTGCCTTACTTACAGCTTTAACCATTTTCTTTAGTACCTTTTTAATAGGCATAAAATTCTACGTTATTAATTAAGCTGCGAATACTCTTGCACCTGGTGCTAATGGTTTGTATTGAACCATCCACTTTAGGGTACCAGTATTACTAGCTGCGCATTCTAATTCAATAACACCAGCATCAACTATAATAGGAACTGCTTGCTTAACAATAGCACCGGCTGGGGTTGCGACCATTGCGTCAGATGCTGTACCTGTGATAGTTAACCAAGATAGAGCTGCCTTAGCAGTAATATCAAGAGCTGCACATAAATCAACATCTGCTCCTGCTGTTGGGTTGATCTTAATTAGCGAAGCATTAGTTTGAGTTTCGATTACTGTTCCAACTTGGGCAGTAATACTTATAATCTCAACTAAACCAGTAACTGTGAAAATACTTAGATCAGCAGCCTGAGCTAACACACCGTCTGCTCTATAAACAGTAACAATACCATCTTTATCAGCATTTGATTGAACGATTCTAACACCTTTAGTTTCAGCTGCTAACAATTCAGCGGCACTAAGTGCTGTTTCAAAGTTAGGTGAAGTGACAATAATATCACCTCTATCTGCTACACATTGAGCTAGAGCTGCAGTAATAGTTGTATGTCTACGAACAATACCATTCTCATCATTAATGTAAAGTTTATCGATATCATCAAAGTTGGCGTCACCAACAGCTGCTACGACAAATACATTACCAGTTGTGAAAGGTAATCCAGCTGCTTGAGCCATTCCGTATTTTGCATTTAAATTCATCTTCTTTTTCCTTCTAAATTACCAAGTCCCACCACCGTCCTTTTAGACATAGACTCAATAATATTAATTGATTTAAGCTGTACCGTCTCCTTTACTTGCTTTAAACCAAGCAGCAGAAACAACTACGATACCGTAACCCATTCTTACTCCATAATTCCAATCATCAGAACTGAAATCTTCACCAGCGTTTAGATTAGCTGGAACCTTCAAACGAGCTTCTTCCCATACACCTAAGTATGCAGTTGAGTGACCGCTGGAAGCGATTCCCCAATACTTAGCTTTTGTACTATCTGGAGCACCAAAAGCGTCAGTAGCGACACGTGGAAGAATTACATGTCTATATGAACTCTGTTGTGGATTGGTTACACCTGAATTACTTTGAGTCATATCAGTGCTAGATTTCAACATCTGCGAAATCATATTTACAGTATTTGTATCGTCCGTAGACCATAGCAAATCAAACATCATAGTCATCTTTTCGCCGAATTGGTTGTAAGTTTCCTCAACAACTAATTGTTCCATATTCTCTAATGCACCTTTAGAGGTTTGTGGATTACCAGCTAATATATTTCTAAATGTAGTACTACTACCCTTTAGAGTATGAGCTGTGTAAGCGAGTTGAAAACCATCACCAACAGTCGTGTCGATTGTACGACCACTTAGATTACTATAACTAGTAGCTGCCATAAAAGTAATCTGGTGAGATAGATCTAAATCTAAACGATTTGGACCCATTTTACCCAATGAATGTAGTCTTGAAACTACTTCAGGGGCCTTATTTTGTGTTCTCATTTCATATGAAATACCAATATCACGAGCAACACGATGAGTGGTCATAGTCTTAGTATAACCTTGCTGCACACTAGCTCTTTCTGATTGAGCTGACTCACCTTTATCTGCAGCATATTCCTCTAAATCAATCTCTGAGAACTCTCTTGTACTTCCTGTATTTTCGGAAATAGAAATACTTCTGAATAATCCAGAGTTTCTAGCAATTTGAGAAACACTGTCTTTAGCTTTTCCCCAGATAACATCCGCTAGTTTGGTAAAATCTGCTTGGGAAATTGTGTTTAGTTCCATTTTTAGAACTCCCTTACGTCTTCAACGCCATAGCAAGGGCCGCTTATGGCTTACAGTTTAAAGATCTTAATTTATTAAACTTAATCACCAGCAACGCCAAGCGATTCTGGTCCGATGTTTAGAATCCCTCTAACATCTGTTTGGCTATTAACTTTAGTAATGAAGAAAACATCATAACTTGAATTATCAACATCAATTTCTCCACCACCATCGATATCAGCATAAGTGCCGACATCAGCTGCAGCCGCAGTTCCTGTACCAACCTCATTACAACTCCAAATAACGTTTTTCTCTACTGGAACTTCTACTTCTACTGAACGAGCAGTAGCGTAGTTATTATCAGTAGCTGCAATATCGTGACGTAGAACTCCAATAATGATATTACCAGCAGTTGTAGCAGTGGCCTCAATTAAGACGTTACTACCAACATTCATCGCTACTAAATCACCAGCAGAAAACGCAGTTGAAACTGTAACAGGGAAATACATAAACTTTGTCTTACCTTGTTTCCGTATAAACATAATAGTTTACCTTTCGTTTACTTTATTAAATAACTATCCATCTTTACGTTTTTAAACGTGGTTTCTCCCACGAAAAGACCGAACTATGCTTGTAGTGCTAACGAGGATGTTCATTCCCGAATTATAACTGACTACCAGAACCCTGGTAACCAGCATATAATCAGACAATACGATTAATTTATAATGTGGTTTACTAGTATATCATTATAACCTTTAACTCCTAAATTCTTAGCCATTTTTTCTTGCGTTAGGTTGTGAATTAGGTTTTCTATTCTACCAGTAATACTTGGTACTTGATAGATTGGAATCAAATAGTCTTCCATTTCATCTAATAACTTACGAGCTAATTTGTCCTGCAATATCTCATGTAGTTGACCTTCTTGTAGGTCTTTAGTGACAATTAATTCATACACTTTAGTTGGTAGCTCTATTTCTTCCTGTCCCACTTCTTTACCCTTTTTAGCTTTGGCAGTTTTAAATAAAACCTTAGTTTTACTACCTTCTACCTTTGTCTCTGATACTAGGCGTTTGCCTATGTATAATTTATTATCCATATAATTAATTTACAAACTGAACATTAAGTTTGACAGATTTACCATACTCAGGTAAGCTCACTGTCAAGATTCTTTCACCTGAGACCTTTTCTACTTCATCCTTTATTACTTCGCCAACCTCTTTAGTCAGCTTCTTAAAGTTCATATAAGGGATATCAGTAAAATCTTCTTCATCACCATGGAATAGTCTAATTAACTGTTCCGCTTTCATTACACCTGTATTAACGTTTGTAGTGATCTCATCTTGCATCATCCTCCAAGCTAAAACAATTTTCCTACTATCTCCACTTCCGTAGAAGTTAACAGCTACCTTGTCTAGTGTTGCTTCTCTGTTCTCAGCATCATACTTAGCTGTTCTACCTTTGTTAGCTGTAGCTTCGAGTCTTTCGATTTGACCTCTCATATCTTTAAACTCAGTAACCATCTCTTGTAACTTATCAGCATTTACTTCGATAGTCTTTGGTTTATTTTCTTCTACCTTCAGTTCAGTTGCTTCACTAGCTGTATTGGTAACAGTATCCTTTGTCTCGTCTTTTGTATTCAACTCAGGTTTAGTTGCCTTTTCTTTTTTATTATCTTCTTGTGTCATATATTTAGTTATTTAGTCTTAAAATCGTCTTCACTTAGTGATGGATCTAAACGCTTAGCAAGATCTTTAACATCATCTGGTATATCCTTACCTTTAGTTTGCTGTGGTGCTCCACCTAAGTGTACAGCTCCTGCAGCTGATAGTACTGCATCTTTTTCTACAGTTTTACCAGTAGCAACTAAATAAGCAGTTTCCATCTTTTCAGCTACTTCCCTTTCATTTTTAGCTTCAATACCTAATATACCATAAGCGTCAAGTACTTTCTTCTCTAGCTCTGCATCTTCCTTAACTAAGTTATTAATAGCTTTATCCTTCCAGTTGTTTAGCAGTCTATCATCACCAGATTTTCCTTTATCTTCATTAGCTTTTTCTAACTCTTCTTGCTTCTGAAGTAAAAGCTTCTCTGTCTCAGATAGTTTAATATCACCAGCCTCGGCTTTCGTACGTAAATCCTTCCAATTACCGACCTTTCCAGACTCTTTCTCTAACTTATCAGTTAGTTCTTGAGTTGAAGTTGTTAACTCTTCAATCTTCGTCTTACTCTCTTCTGCAGCTGTAGTTGCTATCTCTGCAGCTGTTTTGCCATCTTCTAAGGCTTTACTAATCTCTTCAGGTGAACCGGGTAACTTAATCTCAGCACCTTCTTTGTCATAAACAATATGTTCTTCCATATTATTTGCTTTCCTTGTATCGCTATCTGTGGATTTACAAGCTCCACGAAACTGAAACGATACTTAATTATTAAACTTCCTCTATTAACTCTTTTTCATCGAACTTATCGGGTTGTCTTTTAACACTATACTCATTAAACCCTTTCTCAAATATACTGTACACCTCTTTATTACCTATCAATGTGAACCTCGCTCTATCTAAGTCATCTTGCTTTTCAATCTCTTCAACTATAGCTAGTGATTTGATCTGTATAATCTTCTTTAATACATTCTTAAACGCAGGACTATTAAATATTACTGACATATCTGCTACTTCATCCTGTGTTAACTCTAGATCAGAGTATAAGCTGTTAATATCTACAGTTAAGTTCTTCATGATTCTCGTGCTAGTTGTTTAACTGACCCTGCCATATCTCCAGTTACTGATTTACCTCCACCAGCTTGGTCAAAACCTCCAGTCTCACCTACTGCCGGAACAGATGGTTGACCTTTTATAAATAATACATCTTCATCTTCTTGTGCTAGCTGTGCATATCTACCCTTTAGAGCTTCAAGGTTTAATGATTGTACTCCGAACAGTGTACCAGCATCCATGATCTTATCTTTAAATAGTGCCATCTTTAATTCTGAGGTATTCTTTTCTGTAGGAACTATTTCAATATACCACTTATATTTAATACTTCGTAAGATACTAGGGTTTACAATAACCTTCTTCACAGGCATACCTAATCTTTCTTCATCTGCTTGCTCTTGTATTTTTAATGTATTTAAGTCAGGTTCTTCATCTGATAGTATTACTTGTCTCATTCCTTTGCGACCATTAAATGTAGCTTCACCTGTAAAAGAATTATATACATTAACTAATTTATTCTTTAAGTTATTTAATGCTTTATCTGTAGGGTTCATCTGATTGTGTAATACGTTCTGTAGTCTTCTATAACATAGTGCCTTTTCAAATAATATAATACCTGTAATTGCCATGCCAATCTTCAATAGGTTCTGTCTCCTGTCTTCAATTACTTGAGTAGCAGTCTTACCACCTTCATCTACTCCTTCGAATCCAGGAGAAACAGACATACCATCGATTATTTCCTTCACCATCTTAAACGCTCCTACTTCACCAGTTGTTACTCCGTCATTCTTACCAAGCTCTTTCAAATCATCTGGGTTTATACCATTAGCTATATTATTAGCTCTGAATATTCGTTTAGATAGTACTCTACTACCTCTATATGTATAAGGTGGAGCATAAGACTTCTGTGTCTTTAATACTATAAGCCTAATGAATTCGTCTAATACAACTTGCGGAACCTTAGTTTTAGCTGGGACTGATTTACTAATAGCGAAGAACCAACTGATAGGTTCTAAGTCTCCCTTAATTAAACTGTACTCTCCGTCACCTGTAATAGCACTTAATGGAAATCCTATCTTTAACATCATTACTCCATTTAATATGATTTGATATTCATTAGCCCACTTGTCTTCATAAAATACTATCTCAACTAAATCAGGTTGTGCTTCGTGTAGTCTCCATGAGTGATAAGTCTCTCCACCATCTTTATCCTTCATGATAGAGTCTTTAACTCCCTTACGAGGCACGTGCTCCCAACGGTCAAATTTACCGAATACACTCTTAGCTACGTCGTACGGAACATAGGCTACGTAGGATATATATGGTTGTTTAGCCATGAAGAACTGCTTAAAGTTGCCGAGGTATACCTTTAGTCCTTCAATTAACTCACACTCTGCGGTATTTACTAACTTCTTAATCTTAGTAGTCCACTCCATATCTTCTACTTTGATACCAGCATAATTCTTAGTCTTCAATACCTTTTCGACTATTTCCTTCTGTACATTTAACTCTTGAACATAGAATGTACCTTGATCTAATCCTTCTTTGTATATTAATCGTCTCTTAGCATCATATTCTTCAATTATCCTAGTCTTACGAATAACAGTTTCCATTGCTTCACCTACTATTATCACTGGTATATCATCTTTACCTAATGCTTCTACATCAGGCTCAAGATTTAAGTTAAGTATTGCATTCAATAGTATATTCTCTTTCTCCAACGTTACTCCAGTTACTATTCTAGTCTCATCTTTCTTTGTTTTAGGTGGGTTATAAGAATTACCAGTCTTAGCATTAGTCTCATAATAAGTAGTGTAAGTCATGCCATCGAACTCATTATGTTTCTGTTCACGTTGAATCCTAGCAGATTCTATACGTCTAATAAGCATGTCTCTATAAGAGATTTCCTCATTGGTATATTCTATATCACTAAAACGTATCTTTTCTATCTCTTCCTCTATTTGAACGTCTTTAGTTTTAGCTGCTTCTTTATTCTGTTCTTTTATATTCATAATTATATTAATTAAATTACATCCAATACTATCAACCTAACTATAGTAAAAACCTATCCTTTATGATCCCCCGAATGGAGGTAAAGTGTACAGTTCGACTTGCAGTTAAGTTAATAGCAAAAAAGTATGCTACCAACAAAAGCCCGTAAGCTAAGGTTGATAATACTAAATGCAATTTTAAAGTTCTATTATATCTTTTAAGTCTTTTAAACTCTTATTCTTAAATGAATCACATATCTTGTCATCTTTACTCGTTCCTACACTACAGGTTATCTTATAAAATAGTGGTTTATCTTCATCTCTGGTATTAATCCTTCTTTGCTTGAAGTAATAACAGTTCTTACACGTCTTCATGTTTTTATACTTCGTTTATTAAACTATACGGGTCTGTTGCTTCTGCCTCGTCTAACTCTTGTTCACTTATATTAGGATACCATCTGAAATCTTCTATTAGTAATCTATGTACGTCTTCCATAAAATGGTCATCTTTATCCTTTGGTCTAGCTTTAGCTGTCTTCTCATCTTTAGTCTTACCAGAGTATTCATCCCAAATATATGTATTAAACTCCTTTATAGTCCTTACACAGTTTGCAAATACATACACTACTGGTGGAGTTATCATTTCGCCTCCTTGCTTTTCCTCATAAGCTAATTGATTATCTGTCGCTCTAATACCTCCCATCATGTCTTTACTACCTCTTATATAGTCTATACCTAGTCTCTGCATTCTGTTAGCGAAGGGTTGTTCTGTGCTTCTAGTATCATCATTAAAGCCCGAAGGATCTAATAAGTGTCTATCTATTCGCCATAAGTCTTCCTTTTGTTTGATCTTAGCTGCTAACTCTGCATCAGTACCATCCATCCATAACTCATCTATGATATACTTTGTTCCCTTTTTATCTATTGCCATCCATAATACTGCGTCTGGAACTCTTGGATGAGTATCATGAGCCATATAAACTACGAAATCATTCCTTTTAATTGTAAACGGTCTAACTACGTGTATTCTTTCACTAAACAGTTTATGCACTCTACCTAATAAATGCCCGAACTTACCTTTAACACGAGCTTCTTTTTCATCTTCTGGATATTGTGCTATCATATTTTCTATTGCTTCTTTAGCTAATATTCCTCTTGTACCTTCAACATCTTTACAATTAGCCCATACGTCACACTCTACATAAGCTAACTTCTTTTCTTCAGCGTGGTCATACAGATCATCTTTAATCCAAGCAGAATATGTCAACGGTGTTAAAGTCATCATTATTTGTCCACCTTGTCTTAACCTAGCTACTGAAGCCATGAATATACTCTTTGGTGGTGGTTCATCGAACCATATAAAGTCTAAGTCAGCTGACTCGAACTCTTTTGGCTTCTGTTCATATGTCATCAAATCGATTATGAATCCAGTATCAGTTTTCCATTTACTTATAAAACCTTTACCGTCCTTCGAATTTGTGTACTTTACTGTATATCTATTACTTGGGAACCATTTCTCTAACTCTGGTACTATCTTTTCTTTAATAGTCGTAGGATCTGCAATTATTCTTATCTTTCTATTAGGGTATGGATACTTCTCAAATAGTGGTCCTCTAAAGAAAGTCTTTGGTGGTTCACCCCAATCATCTTGCCATCTACTATTCTTTGCATCGAATTCTTCACCAGGCCAACAGATATTCTTAATAATCATTGCACCTATGCAACTCTTTCCAACTCCATTAGCTGCTAGGAATAAACTTATAAATTGCATCGAACCAACTATATCTGTAAACTCTTCAGCTTTCTTATTCGGGACGAAGGTTGTCGATAAGTTCTCTAACCTCCTTGTCTTTAGTTCCTCCTGTATCATTAGATATTCCCTCAAGTGCTTCCGCTGCTCGTCGTTTAAGTTCTTCGTCTGAACTATCTTTGAAAGTGATTTCTTTTCGTTCTGGTTCATGTCTTCCTTTTACTTTGTTATATTCATTAATAGCTCTTATCTTTGGATTAAACTCAGCGTCTTGTTTAATTATTTTAGCTAATTCCTTGTCTACGACTCTATCATTTATAGATATATCGATCTTACTATCTATTTCTGCCAATATGAAAACATTGGATAACAGTCTACCTGCACAAGTCTTTGCTGAATAATATGCTCCTTTACCTTTACTTAAATCAATATCGTAGGCTTCTATGTAACTTTGTACTCCATTGCCAAAGAATTCTCTATCACTACTATATATCTCACAGAATAACTTTTGTCTAGGTGTTAGCTTGCCTTCGATTACTATAGACTCTAACGCTTTGTCTTCCTTCTTCTTTTTTATAGTATCTTCCTTCAGACCTTCTATTACTTCATGAGTGGTTTTCTTACCGCCACCCTTTTTAGATTTTCCCTGTGTGCTTCCATTATCTTTTTTAGATTCTTTAACTTCTTGTATGTTTTCATTACTTTCCATTATTCTTTAATTCATATTTAACTGCTTCCCATAGTGAGTCACATAGTTCTTTGTCTTCAAATACATCTGGATTCATTCTTATAAAAACCATCCAAGTATTGTGTAATACTCCATCAATAGTTTCTAAGTCATCCCCTAGAAACTCTATCATTTGTCCTATTGTCATGCTAAGAGTTCCCCTAAATTCTATACCTAAAGAGGCATTATTAGTTTGAACTCTAATCCACTCACTTAAAACTTCTTTCTGTTTATCGTTTAACTCGTCCCATTGTTTTTTTGTAATGTGTTGTTTCATACTCTATTACCTCCTGTATAAATATTAGCTAGTCCTAATTCGATAGACTTTTCTTTCATCATCATTCCATGTAATACCCCTTTTTGCATTAGTAATCCTATACCCATGTATTTATCACACGTTCTAATCTCTACGTTATGTTCTGCTATTACATCCATTGTGTAAGTTGCTTTCTTTTTACAATAATTACATTTCATACTTCTTCTAATAACTTATCTTACCCATCAACCCTAAACAGGGAAAGCAGTTGATAGGTATCATAATTCAATCATCAGTAAGACTGATGGGTAAGTAGGTTATTTATATTTTATGTTTTTCTTCTTTCCACACACTCTATTATTGTTTATTCTTAATCTTCTTAGCCACCAGCACAACATCCGTTGTGTTATATTGGTGGTAATGATGCCCTCGGCATGAGAGGTTATCTTTATCAATCTAATTTAGAACCTCACTAGCTAGAAATTAGTTCAAGTCGTCCCTATAGAGACAATTAGACTGATGGCTAAAAAGACCAAAAGGTAGAGTCAAATAAGTATTATTTATTTAATATCTTTCAAATTAACCATTCTGTACGAATCTCCATCTGCACCCGCCTTCATCTTAATACTATCATTTGCTACTCTGATGTCTGTGTGCAAATCTCCATCTATATAGACATAATAATGGTCGTCTTTATAAATTGCATCTCTGACTAAATCTTTAATCGCTTTTTCTTGTTTCACCTCTAACCCCAATGATTCTATTATGGTAAGCGTTCTACCCATAATATTCCCTAAACTATCCTGACTAACAACTATACCTGTCCCATAACTTAACATTTGTTTATCTTGTGACATAACTTTAACCTGACTAAACTTGACTTGACTCTACTTTTTAATGTTCTTATATCCCCACTTACCCATCAACCCTAGATAGAGCGGTTGATAGGATACAATCAGATGGCAAAGTCTGATATCAATCCTAAGACTGATGG